TGTTGGACAGAGCATCCAGATCTGCCACCGTCATGTCGCGGTTGTCTAAGATGGCCATGAAGATTGTGTCTGCAAACTTCTTGCTGGGAAGCACCTGTGCGCCCCTGAGAATGGCCAAGATGGCCTCGGATTGCGCGTCATGCACGGGCATGGTCTTCGGTTCTCTGTTCCAGAACATCATTCGTCCTCCTCCGGCAGATCAAAGCAGGTCAGCCGCACCAACTGCCCCGACGCTGCCAACTCAGACAGCTTGGCGGAAATCTTGGCGTCGGCCATGTTCAGCGATGTCGCGATCTCCTCAACCGTGCCACGGCCATCGCTTTCGATTAGGTCCAAGATCATCTCGGCCAGCGCGTCATCTTGCGGCGGAGGTGCTGCGTCCAAGATGCTCACGGCCAGCCAAGGCGTGCGGTCGGGCCGGGTCATGTTGGGCACGACGATGGCCTGCACCTTCTGGCCGACACGCACGCCTTTTTCGAACATGACCTTACTGGGTATAAAAACATTCTGATTATCCGCCGTCAGGGCGAAGGCACTGCCCGTGGCCAGTTGGTTAGTTAGAAGAATGGTCTGTTGCATTGTTTGCTTCCAGTTGCTTGAGTTGGTCTTCGGCGTCACGTTGGTAGAAGGTCAGCATGGTGATCTCTTCACCGACCCAGCCCGGCCTGACGCCCGTGCCGTATTGCTTTTCCAGATCTTTGATCTGCCCCTGCTTGCGTGCGATGTACTCGCGGAGTTTGTCTGCTTCGGTCATTATTTGATCCCCAATCTGTCCAGTGCGAAGTACGATTTCCTGTAGTGCTTTATGAGGCGATTAACGCGCGCAATCTTGTCGTTGACCTGAATGTGCGGTGTCGGCTGGTCTCCGGGAATATTGGTCAGCGTCTCCCGATAATCCCACAGCGCCGTCAGCACGATATGTGTGTCCATGGCTCCAAGTTTGACAGCCATGTCACCACCCCATCCCGTGAGCGATCAGCATCAGGCCGTAGCCGATGGCGAAGATTGCGATGCAGGCGAGCAGGTCAGCGACGGCGTCCCGGATGCGGTATTTCATGTCAGTTGTCCTTCATAGCGTTGTTGATGGCGGTGTTTAGGCGCTGGCGCAGTTCAACGCGGCGCAATTCAAAGATTGCTTCAAGCGTGTCCGAAAAGTAGCTGCATGCCTCAACGCACCGCAGCGCGGTCGCGGCCTGCTCCAGCGTGAGGGTTACGGTCTTGGTCATGCTAGTCTCCTATTAAAACGGCGGATCTTCGCCGGGGTAAGTTGGTTTCCACTGGGGCGGCGCGTAGCAGGCTGCCTGTGGGGCTGGCTTCGGCGGGGCCTGCCGGGGTATGATCCCCAGCAGGTCGAGGTGTTCGGCGAGGGTCATAGCAGCGTTTTCGTCATGGCATCCGCATAGAGCGGCATTCCAAGCAGCGACCGCCGCGCGTTCATCATCGGAGTGAACCTGTCGCAGCAATGGGCGCAGCGATCTTCGGCAGGTATGGCGCGGAATTCTTCGGGGCTGACCGACACTGCCGACATATGCTGGTATGTGCTGCGGCTGTTGCGGACAATCTTGCCGTTGCGCTGGCCACGGCAGGCGCACGCCGGAGTGCCGTTCACGCCCTGCTTGAGATGAATTTTGTGGGTCATCTGGGTCATCCTGTTTGCTAGTTCGTATGACCACCATACAGCCTGCGTTGACCCGTGCAACAGGAATATTGCGCTTGACGCTAATTATTTTGTCCACTAGGTCTGGTGGCACCGAAACACAGGAGAGCGCCAATGATGGCCCAACGACAAATCAGGGACTGGTGCGCCAAGGACGGGCGCAAGCTGGGCTGGATCGCCCAGCAGATCCCCGTGGCATCGTCCAGCTTCAGCCGCTGGATGACGGGGAGGTTCGTGCCGTCGGCCGTGTACCGCCACCGCATCGCCGACATCACCGGGATCGAAGACCTGCGCTTTGAGCAGGAATGGGTGTCCAAGTGAACCGGGCCGACATCCTCGACACGGCCAAGGACTTCATAACAAAGGACCGCGCGGCCACCCACGGCGATGCCGAGCGCAACTTCGGCCTCATTGCAGCGTACTGGTCAGCGCACCTGAACAAGAACATCAGGCCGCACGACGTCGCGGTGATGATGACCTTGTTGAAGCTGGCGCGGGCACGCAGCAATCCCAAGCACACCGACAACTGGATCGATGGTTGCGGGTATCTGGCGCTGGGCGGTGAAGCCGCAGGGGAGGAGGTATGACCTTGATCCTTGGCATCGACCCCGGCAAAAGCGGAGCCTTCGCGCTGCTGGACTGCGACGACATGCAGGTCAAAACATACGACATGCCCGGCACGCTCGAAGACAAGCGCGCCCTGATCTCAGACATCGGCAGGGTCAAATGCTGCTGGCTGGAAAGGCCCTTCTATCCTCGGGCCATAGGCATCCGCAATGCCGTAACTATTTCGCAGGCCTACGGTGAACTGAAGGCCTGCCTGTTCTTCGCTGGCGTGCCGACGTTTGAGGTCGATCCGTCGGCGTGGAAGAAGACCATGCGGCTTTCGACCGACAAGAACGCCAGCCGCGCGCTGGCCAGCCAATACTTCCCCGACTGCGCCGACCAGTGGGCGCGGGTGAAGGACGACGGCCGGGCCGAGGCGACCCTGATTGCACTGTATGGATGGAGGAAGAAATGACCAGAAGGCCATTCACCGGGAAACCGGAGGACATGTATGCACGCTATGACGACCATGACCAAAACAATCGCAATTTTATTGTGGCGGCTTTTGAAAATAACATCATCGGCAAGTTGTTCTGGCCGAACTATGAGGCCGCGCCTTGGCACCTTCAAATGGAGGCAAACGGCCAACTGATTAATTTCTGGCCGCATAAAGGTAAGGCTCACGTCGCGTATGAGTCGAAGGTCGCATACGGGCTGCAAAGCATATTCGACACCGTGCGCCGCGTTGAAAGCGAAACGCTTGAAGATTTCGAATTGGTGGAGACAGGACAATGATCCGCGACATGCCCAACGGCGAGTATCACTCGCACCCCAACATCAGTTCCAGCGACGTGAAGCTGGTGGCCGCCAAGTCGCTGGCACATTGGAAGGCCAAGGTCTACAAGCCGTCGCCAGCCTTCGCATTGGGCAGCGCCGTCCACGCGCTGGTGCTGGAGCCTGAGAAGAACCTTGTGCTGCGTGGCCCCGAGGACCGCCGTGGTAACAAGTGGAAGGACGCCCAGCTTGCCGCCGATCTGGAGGGCAAGATCCTGCTGACCGAGGCGGACTACGATCTGGCCGAGAAGATCGCCGAGGAGACACGCGCGCACCCCGTCGTGGCTCGTTACCTGATCGACCCGTCATTCGTCGCGGAGGCCAGCTTCTTCGCCACCGACCCGATCACCGGGGCGAACATCAAATGTCGCCCGGACGGCTACCTGCAATCGTCCGGCGTCGTGTTCGACATCAAGACGACCCGCGACGCCAGCCCGGCCAACTTCCCGCGCGAGATCCGTTCGTACAACTACGATTTGCAGGCGAGCTTTTACCTGCGCTGCATGACCGCGGCGGGGTTCGAGGCGAAATCCTTCATCTTCGTGGCCGTCGAGAAGGAAGCCCCGCACGCGGTGTGCCTGCACCAGCTAGACGAGGACTACCTCGCCGTCGCCGACATGCGCGTGACTGAGACACTGACGGCCATCGCTCGGGCGGAAGCATTTGACGACTTCACAACCGGCTGGCCCTTGATTAACTCTATCCACCTGCCCCGGTGGCAGGTGGCTCAAACCGAAGACGATGTGTTCGACGAACAGATCGACTTTTAAACCCCCACGCCACAGAGGAGAAAACCAATGGCGACTGAAGATTTCCTGAAGGTGCTTGCGAAGGGCACCCTGCAATACCCGAAGCTGGCCCAGACGCACCGCTATAACACGGCCGAGAAGAAGTCGGAGCCTTGCGCGCCGACGGCATCCAACGCCGCGTGGTCGGTGGTCATTGAGATGACCAAGGAAGAGGCTCGGCCAATCTATGAGGCCCTGCGCGGCCACTATGAGGCGTCGAAGGCCCGCAGCCCGAAGCTGCCGCCGTTCAGCAAGGTCTTCGGCATGAAGAAGCTGAAGGACGAGCAGGGCAACGAGACGGGCATCGTTCACTTCACGGCTAAGCGCAACGGCACCAAGAGCGACGGCTCGGCCAACACGATCCCTCTGGTGATCGACGGGCAGTTGCAGCCGCTGTCCGACCTGAACATCTGGGGCGGCTCCAAGGGCGTCGTGCGGGCGTGGGCTGTGGCTGTGGTAGACCCGGAAGGCGCGGGCGGCATCAGCTTGCTTCTGGACGCCGTGCAGGTCACCGAGGCTGTCTACGGCGGCAACGGGCTGGACGATTTCGAGAAGGTCGAGAGCAAGGCGGACCCGTTTGAAAAGGTCGGCCTGCCCGACGAGAAGCGCAAGAGCATTGCCGACGACCTCGGGGACGAGATCCCGTGGTGAAATGAGAAAGGCCCCGGCGCGGGAGATACACGCCGGGGCCTAATAAAAACGGAACCGAGAGGAGCTAGTTCCATGCCTTTTATACAGCCCAAAGCAATCCAGATCAAGGATGCTGCATATGTCTGACGTGCGCTTCCTGACAGCCCCCGGCTCCTTCTTCACGCTCATCGACAAGCCCGGCGAATACTACCCCGGCATCTCTTGGACCGACATCGTCAAGCTGGTGCGGAACCCGCAGGCCAAGGAGAAGCGCGACGCGGACTTCTTCATCCCCTCAACCTACCGGGCGCACGACGGGCGCGCGCATGAGGCCCAGAGAGAGCGTGGCGCGTACCGTGCGCTGGCCATCGACATCGACCGTGGCAACCCATCGCTGGACGACGTGCAAGAGGCCGTGCAGGCCGTGTGCGGCGATGTTGGCGTGCTGGTCTACTCATCCTCCGGCGCGACCCCGGAGAACCGCAAGTGGCGGGCCGTCGTGCCGCTGGCAGGCGTCCTGACCGGGGCAGAGTATGAGGACGTGCAGGCATCCTTCTTTGACCTGTTGCACGCGCACGGCGTCCACCCTGACGGCGCGCTCGCACGCTGCGGGCAGCCGATCTACCTGCCCAACGTGCCGCTGGACAAGCGCAACCCCGACCTGACCCCGGTCTTCTACGAACACCGCGTCGTGCGCGGCAAGCCGCTGCGCTTGGACGACGGCAGCCCAATCATGCAGGAGTTGACCCGTAAGGCTGAGCAGCGCCGTCTGGCCGCCGAGCAGGCCGAAAGATCCCGAGCGGAGCGTGAGCGCCAGCGTGCCGAGCGTCGGCTCAAGTTCCCGGACGACATCAGCCCGGTGGACGCCTTCAACGAGGCGCACAGCATCGAAGACCTGATGCTGCGCTACCAGTACACCCGGCAGGGATCCTCTGCCCACTTCCGCTCGCGTTACCAGACCAGCCCGAGCTTCGCGACGGAGAACTTCGGGACGCACTGGGTCAGCCTGTCAGGCTCAGACGCGGCGGCAGGCCTCGGGCGGCCGAAGTCCATCGGCGAGCATTCATATTGCTGGGGCGACGCATTCGACCTGTTCTGCCACTACGAACACGGCTCGGACTTTGATGCCGCCGTGCGGGCCTACGGTGCAGAGATCAGCCCGGCCAAAGCTGCAGCCAACGAGGTGCCCGAGAACGGGCTGGACGATTTCGAGTACATTGCGCCGAGGGCCGACTTCCCGGCACCAGACGAGCTTGACGATATCCCAGACCCGCCGATGGACGCGCCGAAGTCGCCGACCAACTGGCCGACCGTGTTCGACAGCTTCGACGAGGC